GGGTTTTTTATTTTTAGTAGGGTTTTTTTATTTTTTTACAATTGATTTGATTACTTCTCTAACAAGTGGTTTCAACATATTAACCAATTTTTCTTGAAGTCTTTGTTTTTTAACTTTTCTGGCATAAGATTCTTGTAGTCTCTTTTTATTTTTCTTGTTATACTCAACAAGGTTCTTAACAACAGATTCTCTCAATGGTTTCTGTCCTGTTCTGATTTTGTAGTATGATTCCATCTTAGCTTTAACATCTGCACTAAATGGTTCTTTCAAATCTATTTCACCCGAAGCAATTGCTTTAGCAACTGAATCCACTTCTTTACCATTGATAACTGGCATCTCAACTCTTGGAGGAGCACCTGGCATAATTGTTTTTGGCAATTTGTCTGCATTTGCCATGACAACTTTTTTACCGGCTTCAAAATCACCACCACCAAGTGTTTCCATTGCCTTTGTTACATCTTCCGCAGTTGTTTTATTACCCTTATCATCGGTGTATCCATTTTCTTTCCAGTCTTCTATTAGTTTATCAAACACACCACCTTTGAAATCACCTATGTTACCTTTACCTTGATTTCCACCACGACCAAATTGACCAACTGTAACAACATTCAGCGCACTCACAAGTGCTTTACCTGGAAGGTCAATCTGAGTTGCAGTAATACTTGCACCTGGATCTGCAAGAAATGTTGCTGCCCATCTGTGATGTCCGTCCATGATATAGTTATCATTTGAAATAATAGATTCCAAATCACCACCTGGACCACCACTAAATATACCAACCTTATTAACCATTCCGATTGCCATCCCTAATGCTTTTTCTGGTATAATTTCTGTTTGAGCTGCCATCAAAGAACTTGCTGGAACAGATACTTTTTTACCGGCAAATGAATCGTCTTTCAAATCACCATCTTTTGTTCCACCGCCTATCGCTGCTTTCGCCGCATCCTTATCAACCTTACTTAGAGGGATAACACCGGCTTGACCCAGTATTTCATCATCTTCCCTTAGATGTTTTTTTGTTTTGTTCGTTTTCATCATACGGTCCGTATTAATAATTAAAATAAAATTATTGTATTATAAATAACTATGTAAAAATATTTTTTAACAACCTCAACAAATGTCACCCTTTTTTATTTTCACTTTGCTATTTATTACAAATGGAAACTCAAATTCAATACATAGATATACTGAAATTAGGAGTATCAAGTCTAGCAACACTCTTGGGTGTTTTCCTTTCTTGGTTTCTTAAATACAAATACGGTGAATATAAACAAAAAAAGATTGACCGAGAGATTTCGCATTCTAAACTCATCCAAACCATATTAGACCAACTGTTAGAGGAGTATAATTGTCAGCGTGCATTTATTCTTCAAAGACATAACGGTGGTAAATACAAAACAGGTAAATCCATGACAAAACTCTCAACATCATTTGAATCACTCGAAGAAGGTGTTAGTACAGAGTTTAAAGAATACCAAAACTTACCGATGTCACTTTATTCCAACTTTGTAGAAGATGTAATAAATCATAAGGCGGTATATCCTGTTACAGATAATATCGAGGACTTAATTACTAAGGCATTTTTTTTACAAAGGGGATCAAAGTCTGCTGTGGTATATCCGATAAAAAAAGGTTCGGAGTTTATTGCCATAGTTGGTTTTGAATGGACCCATAAACCTGAAAAATTGGATAATATTTTATCCATGATTGAGGGTGATATTAAATCATTGGGAGACACCCTATCCAAATTACTCTAGGAGCAAATATGAAGACCGACCATAACGAAGAAGAAAATCAAAATGTTTTGTTAGGTGAAGACGAAGTTTCGGGTCTAAATAATTCGGGTATAAAGAAAGGAAGAAAAACGATAAAAAATAAAATACAATTTCAACTTAAATTGAATGAGGAACAAAAAAGAATAAAGGCTGATGCCTTGCAGGATGATATTTCGGTGTTTGTTGGTAAAGCCGGTTCGGGTAAAACACTTTTGGCAACTCAAATTGCGCTTGAATGTTTTTTCTATCGTGAGGTAGAAAAAATAATAATTACAAGACCAACTGTATCAAACGAAGATTTAGGATTTCTACCGGGTAACATAAAAGAAAAAATGGATCCTTGGGTGTCTCCTATTCAAGCAAATATGCATATGTTATATCATAAAGAAAAAATTGAAAAGTTGATGCAAGAAGATAAGATAGAAATTGCTCCTATATCCTTTCTCCGTGGTAGAACATTTGTCAATTCTTGTGTGATAGTTGATGAATCACAGAATGTAACAAAGGCACAAATGGAAATGATATTATCTCGTCTTGGTATTAATTCAAAAATGATGCTAACCGGTGATATATCACAAATTGACTTAAAACAGAAAAAAGATTCTGGTTTGCCATATTTATTTAATATGAAAGATAAAATAAATGGATTGGGTGTGTATGAACTAAAAACAAACCACCGTCATCCTATTGTTGATGATATATTAAAATATTTTGAAGAAACAAAAACCGAGAAGTAAATGACAGATATTCCAATTTGGCCAGGGTCTTCCAGTTTTTCAACTGGAAGTACCCCTTTTGGATTTTACGATAGTGAATCCATTTTTCAAACTGATGCAGACAATGTAGCAGATTGGTGTGCTAGAAGACTTGGTTATCCACTTGTTGACATAGAATTACAACCAACAAACTTTTATGCTTGTTTTGAAGAAGCAGTTTCCGAATATTCTAACCATGTGAATCAATATAATATTCAACAAAATATGTTGAGTATCATGGGTTCACCAACTGCATCTAATTTAACTCATAGAAACATATCAACTAATATGGGTGGTATTGTTCAACTTGCAACTGAATATGGTTCGGAAACATTTACAAACGGTAACATAACATTCCACTCAGCGTCAATAGACATCAGTATGAATAAACAACGATATAACTTGGATAAACTAATTCGAGATATAGCAGTGCCATCTGGATCTATTGAAATAAAAAAAGTACACCACTATGCACCACCTGCTTCTATTCGTTTCTATGATCCGTATTTGGGTAATCAGGCAATGTTGGATACATTTGGATTTGGTGGTTATTCTACTGGTGTTTCTTTCATGTTGATGCCGATGTATGCGGATATGTTGCGTGTTCAGGCAATCGAATTTAATGATTTGATGAGAAAGTCTTCATATTCATTTGAGTTGATAAACAATGAACTGAGAATATTTCCAATTCCTGTTAAAGACTTTAAATTATGGATTGAATATATTATAAAAGAAGAAAGGTCTAATCCGTTAAAATATGCAAACGGAACCGTTTCTGATATGTCAAATGCTCCGTACAGTCACATGAAGTACCAACATATAAACTCGGTTGGTAGACGATGGATATTCAAATATACACTTGCACTTGCAAAAGAAAATCTTGGTTATATTCGTGGTAAATATGGAAGTATACCAATTCCAAACGGTGAAACAACATTAAATGCTGCAGATTTATTATCAGCCGCTGGAACGGAAAAGCAAGGATTGGTAGATGAGTTAAGACTGATGTTAGATACAATGACTCGTGCTAAATTGTTAGAGGCAAAAAGAGCAGAGACAGAACACTTGAATGTTAGTTTAAATGGAACACCTTTAGCAATTTACATAGGATAATAAAATGCCATTATTTCATGGAACACGAGATGCTGGTCTCGTACATAAATTCAATGTGGAATTGATTGCAGACATTATAGACACAGAAGTTGCTGTTTATAAATTATCAATAGAAAATACTAAGACTAACATATACAATGAATCAGATAGAAAGGTATATCATAGTCCAGTAAAAATTCCTGCTCTGATAGATTATCAGGCACAAACATACGAAGGAACTGAATTTGGACAAGATTATCAACAGTCTGCAAACTTTGCATTTATTAGAGAGTTTTTGAAACAGGTTTCTATTTTTATAGAAGTTGGTGATGTAATTGAGTATAATGGTGAATGGTGGGAAGTTGATCAAGTTCAAGAAAACCAATACTTCGGTGGAAAGAATCCAGACTATTCATTTGCAACTGAAAGATGGGGTCATAATGTTTCTATTATTGCAAATACACACTTAACAAGAAGGTCAAGAATTCAAGTAGAGGAATTCCGTCCTGCAATTACAACAGATCATAATGATATTCCGAGCAACATATAATGAAAAATTCATCTAAATATAGAATACCACCGTTGAGAAGAACAAGAGATTCTTTCATCGATGATAAAAATTCGGAACAAAATCAAAGGCCAGATTTAGGTAAAGGTCGTCATCTTCAAACTCGTAGAGATAAAGATAAAACGAGAAGTGTTGGTGTAACACTTTATGATATAGATTTTGCAGTAAAATCTTTTGTTGATCAAAAAATGTTGTTGAAAGTTGAGGATGGTAATGAGTCTATACCAGTTCCAATCATTTATGCAAACTCTGAAAAATGGGCATCTATTCAAAAAGACGGTTTTCTAAAAGATAAGAAAGGTAAAACTATTGCACCATTAATAACATTCCGTAGGTCTGGAGTTGCTATTAAAAACGAAATGAGAAGAAACAAAGTTGCAAATACAAAACAGATTGCTTATGTTATGCAACAAAGATATAATAGAACGGCACCGTATGATAAGTTTCATACACAATATGAAAAGAAAAGACCGTATGAATATTTTCTAGCACCAATGGCTGACTATGTAGATTTAACTTATGATTTTATTGCTTGGTGCGAATACCAAAATCAGTTAAATTACATAAT